GTGTCCCAATTGAGCGGACCGAAAGAAAGAGACGGTTTGTTGCCGTCCCTATCCTTCCCTTTCTACCCTCTTTCCGTCCTCTCGTTTCCGGGAGGACTTGGTCGATACTCACCTCTCTGGCGGCGCTTCGGTTCCCGAAGCTCCCACAATATGGGAGTGGGTACCGAAAGTATCGCGAAATGCTTACTCGTAGAGTAGCAAAGCGATACGCTCCGTTCGTCCCACCTGCTAGGTGGGCCGTGAAAGGTGAGTGAGCTCTATGGCAAACTTTGCCGGAACGCAGGCGGTTACCTTTGCCGGTGGGTCTAAGACCCTCGTCAAGGTTAACCAGGATTCGTACTCCTCGGAGTACTACCTTCGGGAGTCGACCGCAGAGTACCGGATGAAAATCCGGCACACTCGTTCGACAGTCGGCGGGCTGCCTGTCGATCGCCACAACGTGGAGATCACGCAGGTGACTTTCGCCGTCCCGGACACCTCGCCCGAGTACACCCAAAAGGCGTACTTCGTCTTCGAGGCCCCGCCCGCTTACATCGCCGTGACTCCAATGTCAGGGCTTTGCGCGTGGGCGACCGCGTCGACGAATGAGGCTCTCACGAACCTCATGGGTTGGCAGAGCTAGGCATTGCCTAGCGCTGCCGCGTTCTGACGGGCTTGCCATGCGTGCTGCCATACTTACACCGAAAGGAGTAAAATGGCTAACAGGCATGATGAGCTCATGGGTGTGTTTCTCGCCCTCATTGAGGACGCGAAATGCACGTTCCCATCCCTCGAGCAGGAGTTTGACAGAGATGTCGACACCTGCCGAACCTGGGTGAAGGCCAGGGGTGTCCACCTTTTCTTGGTGGATCTCCCTAAGGTGGCAAAGCATCTTGACAGATGCCTTGACACTGGCGAGTACATCCCCTCGGGGCTGCCGTGTTCAACGACAGTCTCGGAGGCGGTAGTGATCCCGAAGTTTCTTCGGGGACTCTACCTACTCGTTTTCACTCAGGCTGGCGTCTTGCGTGAGGACTGCTGCACTGATGCCGTTTTCTTCCTGAGGCAGATTCTCTGCTTCGGAAAGAAGGCTCCAGTCAACTGTAGCAGTGAAGCCTATGACAAGGAAGTCAAAGACTTTGTTGCTGCTGATTCTGCACTTCCTGAGCCTTCTGGGCTCTGGTTGTGCTGCCCTGGACAATATGCGCCTGAGGATTGGACCTGGAAAGGTTCCTTCTCCACCGCGCAATCCGGGACAGGAGCAGAATCCGCCCTCTTGACTTTCCTGGATCGAGTATCCGGGATCGTCACCTCTACTCTTGGTCATTATGACCCTGAAGAGTGGAGGCACAAGCACGGGCCAGGCGCCGTCTCAGACAGAGGATCCTATGACAACCGCTATAAGTGGTTGTCGTGGTCTCCTCGGCTTGAGTCCGTGTTCCCGATCTGTAGGTTTGGTTTCCATTCCTACAG